AGCGCGTTGGATGTCCGCCTGCGGTGCGTGTTCTCCGAATGGCGTGCAGTTGATGAACTTGTGCAGCCAAGCGGCCTCGGCCTTCCGCACCTTCGTCGCATCGCCTGCCTGTTTCTCCGAGAGGGGCGCATCTAGAGCGATCATGTAGTCCCGCAGCGAGCAGCCGCCAACTGGAGCGTTCAAGCACGCGACGGCATCACCACAGCAGTAGTTGCACCAATGGCGGTGAACTTCAGCAAGTTTGTCCAGCGCCTTCTCCGCTGTTGCGCTCCGCTGTGTCGCAGGCTGCGGCGCTTCCGGCAGGGTGGCGGCGATTGATGGATGCAGTAAGGAGCATCCACGCTCGCATATCTCCGCCACCGCCCGAGCGTTCGCTGGTGTTTCGCTCGGTGGGGTACTGCGCGGATCGGTCATCTTGCCCGCCTACCCTTGTAGACTGACCAAGCCACACGAACATCTGTCCACCACTGACGTAAGTATTCAATCACATATCCTCCTTAGACCGAAAGCCAAGAAATACAGGGTGGCGCGGCTTATCCTTCATGCCGACGCGCAGAAACTTAAACTTCGCTATGGCGCCGATATAATCTTCGCGCTTGTTCCAAATCTCAATGCGCAGAGCATCGTCGAAGCCAGTGCCAATATTGAATTCCATGCCCTGCCACGCCACCACGAGAGCGCCGAGACGTCCAGTGGGCACAAGATTTGCCTGATGCGAAGAGCGCTCAGCGTACCCCAGAGCATTGGTCTTGAGTTTATTGGCGTTGTGCATCAGCTCTTCGAAACCAATGATCGCAGCTTCTGAATCCTCGAAGCGCTTGAGCTTCAGCATACCTGCTTCGCGTAGAGTGCTGCGGCCGAACTTGTAGGGTTCATCAGGGTGGCGCAAGATTACACCTTCGTAGCCCTGAGCTAGAAGCAACCCTTCAAACTCTATAAGTTCAGCCAGCGATTCTACTCTCTTTTGTGGCAGAGCATGCGGTTCCTTGATGTATTTCAACCGTTGGAACAGTGGAAGATTTGGCCCCCACACATGATCAAACACATGAAAAGAGGCGCAGGGCTGGCCGTCGCGAGACATTACGCCTGACATAGTCTTTCGATATACGTCGGGCGCAAAGGCGGGGCCGACAATGAGTTCGCCATCATGATGTTCAAGATGGCAATATTCTTTCTGCACTTCAAGATTTGGAATGGGCTTGCGCGTGCGGGAGAGCAGCACTCCATTCTCTACGAAGCAGCGAATACCGTCCAGCTTGGCGCTAGCGAAGAGTGGGTACTTCCCGTAGAGATCGCGCTCTACATCCTCCACGGTGGCCGCGAGCATTGGCTTCACGCGCACTCCCTGCAAGCAGTGCAATCACATGGGCGCTCCAGAGGACGGCAGCGATTGCAATAGCAGTCCTCGCCGTGATTGTGTTGCGGCGGACGCACACGGTTGATGCGCATATGCTCCGCCAGAGATACTTCGATCTCGATCGAGCCAGTTGGCTCCGCTGGAGATAAAATGTAAGCCTTACCGTTACGAATCACGTGATTACCTCAAACTCCTCGGTCTTTCCAGTGTAAGTGCAGTCAAAAGCACCGCAACGAATTACATTGTATGGAGCTTCCACAGACTTCTGTACACCTTGATGATCGAAAGAGCTGAAGAAGGAGTATTTGGTGAACCCCAACTCAAACTGATTGCAGTTCGGGCATTGGAATTTGGGGGTCATTTCCGCTTCGCCTTGGAATTGGCAGCGTTCATGCGCGCGGCCTTGGCCTTTTCAGCCCTGATTGCCTCGCCAATATCACGAAGCGCGGGCTGACGGTATCTGGACACGCCCATGCCGCTGAGGTGGGCGTTGTTCATCGTTGCTTGGCGACGCCTGCGACGTCCGGTTCTTGCGCTCATCGTAACTCTCCTAGAAAAAGTGAGGGGAGCCAGCACCCCGCCCCTCGGCGAGTCTAAAGGGCCTCATGGAATTTGGCTGGTTAACGGGATCCCATGAGCTGAAGCTGGCCTCCAGTATCCGCGCCCCGTGGCGCTGGCGATCTTTGGGCTGCCGTTCCTTCGTTCCTGTCGAAGCTCATTCCGCGTAGAGGGAGCTACCCGCAGCCGCCGCTTCCGACACAGTGAACTACACAGCACCAAACTCATTATACCACGCGGCGGCGGCGAGGTGCAAACCTCTTGTTGAACTCGATGAGCTTCTCGAGGAAGTGCTGTGCCTTTTTCAAATCTTGAAGCCCGCCCTTTTCGCGCCAGCGAAAGACATACTTCATGATCTGTGCTTCCATGTAGGGCACATCATTCGCAAGCACAAAATCCCAGTGCTGGATGGCTTTTTGATAGTGTTTGCCCCCCACTTGCCTCGCATTGGCCCTGTGGAGCGTTTTTGGCATGGTCAGGACGCGCTAGGACCGCTCGCAGCGGGCGGGGTGGGGCTACCCCCAAGGGGCGTTTTGGGCTTGCCTGGACCAAGTATCTCTTCCAAGCGCTCCCACATCTCCGGCGGCATCTTGGGCTTCAGCGTGGTCAAATACCTCGCGCCATTGTTAAAAATGTCGCCCATGAAACGGTTGCCCATTATGGATTCTTGGCTGGCGCGAGCGCAAAGCTCTGCCATGTCAGCTACTTTGAGCAGCAGCTTGTCTTCTTCGTTTAGAAGTTCGTAAGCTCCAAACTTCACTTGTTCGTTGATCTTTGCCTCCAGCGCCTCCAGTACTTCGCCGAAGTTTCCAATCCACTTGGTAGTAGCGGGAATATCTCCCGTGATGGACTCCAGGCCGTCGTGCTCCAGAATGGCAAGCAAGAGGTTATATCTCAAGGTCTCAGTAGGCCCGGCCAGATAAATTGCGATGACCATCACGCGGGCAGTGTGGTCTCCCACCGTTTGATCTTGAATGACCGGCGTAGTGTGAAAACGTCGAACATTGAAACTTCGGAATAGCACGGCTAGTTGATCAGCGGTCATTTTCTCTCCTAACTCTAAATGTGGACCATGCAGATGTAGCCATCCAACGGCGACCTAAAAGATCGCGCCAGTAGTAGACTGGTTGCTGAGATACAACATCTAAGAAGGCATAGCCTTCGCGTACCATAGGTCTGCCACCCAGTAGTTTTATCAACCAACGAAACCAAGCGGGGGTGGACATCATTTTCTCTCCAAGTAGCGTAGGCAGGACAGCCGCCAATCTGCAGCGGCGATCTTCTCAAAGTTGTGCGTGATCATGGGGACTGCTACTTCGCTGAAGAACGGCTCGCTGAAACCTTCGCGCGCCCCGCTTAGGAATTCTTGGCAATCAACGAGCCAGTTGCTTAGGGAACCGTTGTGCATGAGCTTGTAGGGCTGCACACCGAGGCCAAGATATGATTCGTAGTGCGGTGGATTCTCCAGGAACTTCCAATGCCGTTCGTAGATGTGGAGATTGTTGGTGAACTGATGCAGCGTGCCAATGTTCAGCTTTGCTGCGCTGGCGATAAGTTCGAGTAAGAATGAGAAGTGAACGATGTTCGAGCCAAGCGCACCCCACACTAGATCATTGGAGCGATTGCACACCGTCATGTTCAGTTCACCTTGAACATTACGGAGGTAGATGTGCGTGTTGCAAGGAAGATCTTTGGCTGGGATGCCCAAGTCCTCAGTAGGATCCCACATACCAATAACTATACGCCGCGACATGGAGTCATTCCTCAGCATCTTCACCGCGGTGAGAATCTGATCCATCTGGAAGTGCCTGCGCCAGCGAAACCCGTAAGCTCCGTGAATGTTGCCGTTCAATTCGGCATACTCATACATCCGGGGGTTGAACTGCGTCAACCACTTGGCATCTCTGCGCCCTGCCATCATCCACAGACATTCCATGAAGTGAAAGATAGGATTTTCTTTTCGCTCTCTGCAAAAGAGAACGCGCTCCGTGGGCATGTAAGAACTGAGCAGCACTGGAGATGTTGAAGTTCTTACGAGACCGTTCCGCGATTCCTCTACTGCACCCGCTCCGCGCATGAAGTACAGCGAATCGGTGAATAATTCGTTGACATTACGCCGCTTGATTTCCATCTTCTATCTCCTCAACCTCTAGGTTGTGTTCCGCTGCGAAGGCTCTAGCCGCTACCTCCGATGCAAAGACTTCGATCTTCCAATCATTGTCAACAGTAATCAATGCCGATAAGCGCCCATCGGGGTATTTGAACCTCAGCACTAGCTTACCTTCAGACTGCTCGGGCATCGTATCTCTGCTTAGGAACGCCAGTTCCTGTGTGCGCCCTCCAATACTTGGAGAACTCGCACAGGCAATTCTGGAAGTCCTGCATACAGATCTCCAGTGGCTCGCCGTACACAGCCTCCACATCGCGGTATAGCTGCGTTGCCAATGGCAGGAACTGTCGCTCACGAATGTCAGCTTGGCCCAAGGCCGCTCGCAGACCTTTGATGCTACCGGGGCCAACAGCCGCCCATGCCCACCAATCTACGGCGGTCTTGAGGGGGTTGCCCGTGGTGTTCTTGAGGTCCGCCACGACTTGCCCTGCGAGGAAGGTTCCAAGACCAAGAAAGCGCATGAGCGCTCCGTGGAATTCCTCCAGCGTCTCGCCGTGCTTGGGCGCGATGCCAGAGCGCTGCACTTCCGAAGCCAAGTGGACGATGTAGTCCACTTTGTCCCCGGGAACGCCGCAGGTGGTGACGAGGTAGGCCGCGTTGAGAATCTTAAGCCCCTGAGCTCTCCGGAATTTCATAGCATCGGAGATTGCCAGCGCATTCCAATGCCTTGGTGGGCCGATGACTTCCAGTGTATTCGGATTGTTCACCAGACGCGCCAGAACCATGGCGGCTGTGAGGTTCGGATGGTCGTGCATTGGCTCCCGCCAGTGACGCGAAATCCAAATAGTGACACGATCATCTTCACGCCGCACATTTGTGAAGCGATAGTTCGACAAGATGGGATCTGCCGTCCACGGCGGAGCCATGCCCGCCCTGCGCTTTTCCAGCATCTTGCGCCGCTCGCGAATCCAGTATGCTAGGAGTTCAATTCTTTCCTGCACGACGTAGGCCCTCCGCGTAAGCTGCCTTCCACTGGATGATTACGTCTTCGCGGGCTTGCCCGCCCCACGCAGTCTTGGTCTGCTTCTGCACTATATTTACGAATTCAGGGAATCGTTCCTTCAGGGCGTGCGCCGCCTTGCTCTGGCTTTCCATTGTGCGATAGGTGGAGCAGCCGCCCGCGAGATTGCTGCCCGCTTGATTCTGTACCATCCAATTGATGGTTTGGTGCGGGTGTCCAAGAAGTAGAAGTCGCAGTTGAACTGTGAAATCCTCCATTAACTCTGCATCGTCAAAGCGCACGCCAAGGGAGCGAAGCTTCTCAGTGTCAAATGCCAGAGCGCGAAGGGCGCGGGTATTCAAGACATAGTTATCCGTGCGCCGATTTCCGCCTTCACGTGGAGCGACAGCTACGTGAATATGCTTGTCAAGTTCCATGTCGATATCCGCCAGCATGTGGCGAATTTCATTGTCCGTGGGAGTTCTGAATTTGGTGGGGTCGTCGTTTCTGCGAATAGCGAAGGTAAGGTCGTCATCCAGCATCAGAAGACGGCCGTCGGAATCGGCTTTGAACGCCCAATCACAGAGAAACTGCCGCGTGCGCCCGATACCGGGTGGCGTAACGAGCACTCGCTTGTGAAATGCGCGGTGGGCCTGCTCTTCCTCTACCGGGACTGCCAACCAGACTTCGCTACGCACATCTGGTGGAAGCGCGCCAAGCGTGATTTGCCGCGTGATTCGTGCTTTGCTAGGGATAGCAATGAGCATGAATACCCTCTAAGTAAAAAGCGGCCCCCACAGGGGCCGCTGGACTCGCACTGAATTTCTGGAATTACTGCGCCTTCGCTCCGGCGGAGGCGTGCGTTCCGTCGGTCGAAGCCGCCGGTGCCTTAGCCTTCGGTTCCTTCTTCACCACGAGCTTCGGCGTGTAGCCGGCGATCGTAATGTAGCCGCGCGCGCTGTCCCAGGCGAGGTCGCCATAGGTGCCGCCGCCCGCGATGAATTGCTCGACGGTCTGGCCGGTCTTGTAGACCGCGAAACGGGTGTGGGACTTGCTGCCCTCGCGCTTCGGGTTCTTCTCCGCGTTGAGGGTGATCACCGCC